GAGGCAGCGCCAGTGGAAGGCGGCGAACCCACTGAAGGTGAAGCAGTGGCGGCAGAAGTACCTCAACCGCATCAAGGCAGCGAACAGGAAGAAATATGCCGAGACGCTACGTGCCGCCGCGTGACAGCACCGACTTGGCCGTAATCGGCGACTTGCTTCCGGCAGTCCCGCCGCCGCGTCTGCGCGACAACTTGGACGATCCGGCGCTGCTGGGCTTCCCGGCCACGCTCCCCGTCGAGTTGGCCATGGGCGAGTACCCCCGCAACGACATCTTGGCCGCGTACGGCATCGACTCGGCGCAGTGGGACGTGCTGCGCTTCTCCCCGGCGTTCCGCAAGGCGTTGCGTGACGCCATCGAACTGCTCAAGAAGGAGGGCATGTCGTTCCGCATCAAGGCGCGGATGCAGAGCGAGGCGCTGCTGGAGACCAGCTGGAACCTGATCCACAGCCCGCACACCCCGAGCGCAGTCAAGGCCGATCTGATCAAGCACACCCACCGGGTGGCCGGGCTGGAGCCGAAGGACTCGCCGTTGGGTGCCGGTGGAACTGCGCTGCAGATCAACATCAACTTGGCGTGACGCGTGCTCCGCTTCCGCACCGCGCTCGCGCCAGAGGAACAGATCGGCCGTCCCGATCCGATCACGGGGGTGAGCGTCATCAGCAGCCCGCGCATAGAGGACGAACGGACGGACACTACACCAGTACCGGAGCCGTTGCAGGCAGTGCCACTCACAGTGCTGGTCAACCCAAAGGAGACGCAATGACGGATAGGAGTGCAGCAGCAAAGGACACCGATGCCACCGCTGGACTGGGTGGCCACACATACAACCCCGACACGCACTTCCTGCAGCCCAAGATAACGGGCTACCGGCAACTAAGCCCCGACCAAGTGGAAGTGATCAACGAGGCCAAGCGCATTGGCCAGCTGGCGGGCAACTTGTGCGACTCGCTCGTCCACGACAAGAACATCGACCAGCGGTGGCTGGCCATCGCCAAGACCGATCTGCAGAAGGGCTTCATGGCCCTTGTGCGCTCCGTAGCCCAACCCGACTCGTTCTGATGACCATGAGCAATTCCGACACCCCGGCAGCACTCACCTCCGCACCGCCCGATCCCCTCGCATGGCAGGGACGCCTGATCGCCGAGCGCGACGATCTGCGCGAGAAAGTCCTTCGATTGGGCGAGTTCGTCAAGGGCGCGGTCTACCGCTCGCTCGAAACGGAAGAGCAGAAGCTGCTGTTCCACCAGCAGCGGGTGATGCGCGAATACCTCGATGTCCTCGACGCCCGCGTGAAACGCTTCCAGTAGCGCATGGCGATCATCGACTACCGCCCGGCTCCCACGGTCAAGGAGTTCATCAAGCACTTCCGGCCGGGGGGCTTCTTCGCCGACTGGATCATCGGTCCAGTCGGCAGTGGCAAGACCACTGGCATCTTCTTCAAACTCATCTACCTCGCATCGAAGCAGATTGCCTCGCCTGTCGATGGCATACGGCGGGTGCGGGCGGTCGTGGTACGCAACACTGCACCACAGCTTACCGACACGACCATCGTCAGCTGGAACATCTGGTTCAAGCACGGAGTGGCAGGCACATGGCACGCGACGGACAAACGGTTTGTGCTGCGCTTCGCGGACGTGGAGTGTGAGGTACTGTTCCGTGCGTTGGACACGCCTGACGACGTGGCTCGTGTGCTATCGCTGGAAACGACGTTCGCCATCATCGACGAGTTCGTCCAGATCCCCAAGGAAATCGTGGACGCCCTCGCGGCGCGGTGCGGCCGGTTCCCCTCGCAGAAGGACGGCGGCGCGACGAACTGGGGCATGTGGGGTTCGTCGAACCCCGGCAACGAGGACGACTGGTGGTACGACGCGCTCGCCAACGCGTCCCGGCACGTAACCGGCGAGACGCCGGAAGAGCGCAACGTCCGCATCGCCGAGACCATCTTGGCCACCGGGGCGCTGCCCAAGGAGACAACGTGGACTTACTTCCTGCAGCCACCGGGTAATTCGCCCGAGGCCGAGAATCTGGACAATCTGCCGGGGGGCACCGAGTATTACGTCTCGCTGGCCAAGGATCACAGCGATCCGTGGATACGCCAGTTCATCGGCGTCGAGTGGGGCTACTCGGTGGTCGGGCAGGCGGTGCTCGACACCTTCAACTTCGATCTGCACGTCAGCAAGACACCGCTCATCTACCAGTCGGCGCTGCCACTGGTCGCTGGCTATGATCCCGGCATGAACTGCGCGATGATCTTCGGGCAGTTCGATCTGCACGGGCGGCTGCTCATCTTGGCCGAACTCATCCAGCGTGACATGGGTGCGTCACGCTTCATCATGTCACGGGTGCTGCCACTTCTGCGGAGCAAGTTCGGGCAGGCCGTGCTGACCATCTCGCCGGACCCTGCCAGCAACCAGCGCGGGCAATCGAACGAGCAGACGGTGCTGCAGGTGATCCGCAAGTATTTCAGTGTCAAGTTCCCTGACATGAACAACCGGCTCCCCAGCCGGATCGAGGCCATCGAGCACTACACCACCCGGCTGACATCAATGGGTGTAGCCTTGGTGATCGATCCCAGCTGCAAGGTGCTGATACGGGCGCTGCGCAGCGGCTGGCGCTACGGCAAGACGAACAAGGGTGACATCAACCCCGAGCCGCTGAAGAACGAATACAGCCACCCGGCCGATGCGTTCGGCTATCTGTGCAAGTATGGGGCCAAGGGATTGAAGGGTGAGTTGCGGCGCAAGGATGTAGGGACAATCATACCGGCAGTTGCCAACACATACCACATAAGGTAAGGACACCATGGCCACCCCCTTCGTAGCTGGTATGGCACCAATGCCCGCCAATCCGATGACCAATCCATCGATCAGTCAGATGACACCGAACGTGCCAATGATGGTGGACAGCAGCGCGGAGCAGACCGAACTGCGGCTGATGCCCCCGCCCATCGACCGCAACAAGATGCGCTCGCTGGGGAGCAAGCTGTCCAGCGACTATAAGAACTACGAGAACTTCCGGCGCAACGCCGAGATGCGCTGGGCACGCAACCTGCGCCAGTTCCTTGGCGAATACGATCCAGAAGTCAGTGGCAAGATGGATGCCACCCGCAGCAAGGCGTACCCGCGCATCACGCGGGTGAAGTGCATGTCGATGCTGGCCCGGCTGATGAACCTGCTGTTCCCTACCAGCGAGAAGAACTGGGGGATCATGGCATCGCCGGTACCCAATCTGGAGACTGACGATCTGAACACCGTGCTGCAGAAGGTGATGCAGGACGCGCAGGGAGCGCAGCAGCAGGGGCAACCACCCGTAGAAGTTACCAGTGACATGATCGAGCAGGCGGTGATGGAGTTCGCCACCGGCCGGGCCAAGCTGCTGGAGACGGAGATCGAGGATCAGCTGGCCGAGGTGGGCGGCGCTCGCCACCTCGACTACGTTGCCCTGTGCCGCAAGGTGCTGCTGTCGGGCATCCTGTACGGCGTGGGCATCCTCAAGGGGCCGTTCGTGCGGGTACAGAAGCAGCGGACGTGGCAGCAGACGCAGCCGCGCATGGCGTTCGATCCGCAGAGCGGTCGGCCGACGATGGTGCCAGCAACGTGGACGGCGGTGGAGAGTGACGCGTTCCGGCCGCAGTTTGAGTTCGTGCCGCTGTGGGATTACTACCCCGACATGTCGGCCCGCTACTGGCACCAGATGGACGGCCAGTTCCACCGCATGGTGATCTCGAAAAGCCAGCTGCGCGAGTTCGCCGACAAGCCTGAGTTCTTCAACGACGTGATCCGCGAGATCCTGCGCAACATGCCGCAGGGCAACTACCGCGAGAAGACGTACGAGACGGAACTGCGGGTCATCGGCGTGCAGAGCAACGCCAACCCGCACACCGGCAACAAGTTCGAGATCGTGATCTGGGACGGCTTCGTCAACCGCGACTACATCAAGGCAGCGGGGATCGAACTGCCGCAGGGTCTGAGTGACGATCTGGTGGAAGCATCGGTGTGGACAATCGGCGCGGAGGTGATTCGCTGCGATCTGTCGCCGTGGGTGGAACTCGAACCCAACATGCGCGTGCAGATGTACCACCACTTCATCTTCGAGGAAGACGACTCGTCGCTGCTGGGCAACGGACTGCCCAACATCATCCGCGATTCGCAGATGTCGATCTCCGCGTCCACGCGCATGCTGCTCGACAACGCCAGCGTGGTCTGCGGCCCCAACCTCGAACTGAATCTCGATTTACTGGAGCCGGGGCAGGACTTCAAGTCAATTCAGCCGTACAAGGTCTGGTTGCGAAACGGCACCGGCCAAGAGGCCCAAGCCCCGGCAGTCAAGAACGTAGACATCAATTCCCACATTCCCGATCTGACCAATGTGGTGAAGATGTTCATGGATTTCGCCGATGCCGAGACGTTCATCAACCCGGCAACCGGTGGAGACATGCAGCAGGGGCCGTCAGAACCGTTCAGGACCGCCGCAGGAGCGTCCATGCTTCATGGACTAGCCGCCCTGCCGTTCAAGGACGTGGTGCGCAATTTCGATACCTTTACCATGTCGGTAATCAGTTCTGTGGTG